TATATTTTGATTGTATGGAGTTCTTTACAAAACAAGATTATAAAATAGGTACTTATGCTTACAGTTGGGATAATAAACGCTGGAACAATTTATTAAAAGAAGGGTGGATAGTGGTTTGGAGGCACAGAAACCATACAACCCAAAAATATAATATATATAAAGTTTCATTTAAGTGTAAACAACTAATAAGTAGAATGTACCGTATAATGCTGGGTAAAGAGGATCTACCAACCAGTCATAGAAATATTATAATGAGTGGTAAGACTTATATGGACAATCTTATGATAACCGCCATAGAAAACGTTAACAAAGATAAAACAAGGAATAATGATGAAGCAACTTAATCCAACACCAATTAACCCAAAAGGATTTACAAACACAGATAATATAACTGGTGTTTTTGGAGCTCAAGTACCAAATACATTTACAAGAGATGTTAGCCCTACGGTAAATACACCAAGACCTTTGCCGGCTGATTATTTAAATACACCAGTACCGCCACCTGCTGGCGTGGAGACACCAATAACACCTAATTACGATATAAATGGTTATTAATTATGAATTTAGATATTAAAAAACACCCGATGAGTATCCATGATAAAGAAGCCAAGTTATCCGGGGTTGGCGCTAATGCTTTATGGAATGGTCCATTCGATACCACAGGCTTACCAAAAGGTAAAGGATCGAGTTCTGGTAAAAATGGAATAGTGTTTAATAATGTAAAACCTGTTTGTGATCCAAGAGCGATAACACAAAGAGCAAAAGGAAGATACTAAGCAATGAAAAAGAAAGTTATATCTGAATATGGAGGAAAAGAAAAATACCCTTCTAAAACTGCTAAAATTAAGCACGAAAAAAAAGAAACCAAATCTTATGAAAAGAAGGAAGCAAAAAAAATGCCTCCAACAAAGATGAAAAAATATTAAATAAACCCAACTAATAAACCAAAAGAAAATGTTCAAATTTATCTCAATTGCCACTACTGTTAGTGGCGCTCAACCAATTACATTTAATGTAGCAAATATCACTTGCGTTGAATATCTTACTTCAACAAAATTTGCTATTTATGCTGGTGGATTATCTTATACGTTTACTACCAGTGCGGCAGGAGCTTCTAGTACTGTAGCGGCGGTAAATAACGCTATTTTTGCTCAAGGGCCATTGTTGTCTCCTGTGGCAATGCCTACTGGTGTTACTATTGCGGCTTTACCGGTAGTTGAAGCAGTTGCTCCAGCCGCATAATATTAATTTTAAATTCCCTATAGATGTATTTTTATAGGGAATTTAATAATATTTATTAGTCGTATGGCTTTTAAAATGAAAGGGTTTCCATATAATGTGGATAATACACCAATTTATAGTACTGATATGGATGGCGATATTTTAGGTATGGCTCAATCCAATGGGACTATATTGATAAATAAAAACATATCTCCCCTAGAATTAAAAAAGAATAAGACTATAGAACACGAAAAGGTGCATATAGATCAAATGAAGCGTGGAGATTTAGATTATAATGATTCTGCTGTTTTTTGGAAAGGTAAAAAATATCCTCGCTCAAAAATGAAAGAGGGAGCTAAAAACCTACCTTGGGAAAAAGAGGCTTATAAAAAACAATAAATATACGTAATAATAATATTATGTAACTTTAATTAAATATATTATGAAGAAAGTATTAGTATTATTATTATGTTTTGGTTTTTTTAGTGTAAACGCACAAAAAATGACACCTTCTTTTTTAGAAGGAAAATGGACTTCTAATGGGATGGCCACAGAGGTAACATTTAAAAAAACAAAAAATAATGAGTTGGTAATAGTCGAGCATTGCTCCACATCCGGAATACCTCTTAAAATATTAAGACACAGGATTAAAAAAAATAATCTGTATATTGAATCATTATTTGAACCTAATAATTTTTTATCAATATCTAGATTTATTATTATAGATCAAGATACAATGGTAGCAGATGTTGTTAGCGATTATCCTGGGCAAATTATTTATAAAAGAATATTAAACAATAAACCAAATTAAAAATGGCATATAAGCAAACACCCGGCAGAGGCAATGCTCCTAAAACAGGTAACGGGATACCTAGCCCTCTAAAACAAGAAATTGAGCTTACAAAAAAATATGAAGTAGGCAAAAAAAAATTAGCAGAAAATAGAGCCAAAGGTAATACTCCTGATGGATTAAATATTAATGTCCGTTCCGGGATGGCCACCGCTAAGCCATATGAAAAAAAATTTGTTGAAAATAAAAAAACAGGCGGAGCTAGCATTATAGGTGGTGATAATAAAACCGTAGCAACCGCAACAAGATACGGTGGTGGCAGAGAAGTTAATGAATTAAGAAAAGCCTATGTTAAAGACAGCACACAAACGATGCATGCTAGAAAGTCCCGTGCAGAATTTTACAATGCTACTAGCGGTGGAACCAGTCCGGATAATTTAAATACCCGCCAAAAAAAGGCTTTGGTTGAAATTGGTAAAGCTAAAAAGACCAGATAAAATGAAAAATCTATCTAAGACCGGTTATAAAAAAAATAGCCCTCATAAAGATAGACCTTATAATATAATACCTAGCGGGGAAATCACTATGAAAAATGTGAAGTTTCCCGTTTTAGGTATTGATAATAAAGGGTATTCAATAGAAATGGAACCTGGTAAAGACTATAGTTTTCCGGGTAATATAGTATTAGAAATACCTATAAATAAAAGAACAATATATAACAAAATATTTAAAAAATAAATAATTAAATTAAATAAAATACGAAATATGGATAATACTACTGAAAAACAATTACAATCAAATAAAATTACTGAAAAACAATTAAGAACAATAATTGAACAACAAAAAGAACTTAATTCATTATTAAGCAATATTGGGGTATTAGAGTCGAGGAAGCATAGTTGTTTGCATCAAATTGCTGATGTGAATAAAAGAATTGAGGATTTTAAAGGTGAGCTTCAAAAAGAATACGGTGACATAAATATAAATATTCAAGATGGGTCTTATACATTTATGGAACAACCCGATGAGAAACCAATTGTATAAAAAGTTGAGTAATGGAATATATTTACCGAAAAATAAGCATCGGTCCGGATTATAAGAATGAAGCAATGCATTATTCTGTGGGCCAGCAAGTATATGGAGGGCACGAAATTACTCATATATTGCAAAGAGAGGATAAATCATGCGTGATATACATAAAGAATGGTGATGAGATTAAGCCGTGGAAAGAATTTTACCCCACAATGGCTATTGCTCTTGAATTTGATTTAGAATACTAATGAGGAGCATATTTGATTTTATAGTTAAGCCAGTAGGCGATAGATACAACGATAAGATTAAAGTTGATAACAAGGAGTTAATATTAAATACAAAAATTGAAAGTTTTAAATCTGTAAATAATTTTGCAGAAGTAATAGCAACTCCTTTAGCCTATTCTACAGATATTAAAGTTGGAGATATTATTGTAATTCATCATAATGTTTTTAGGATATTTTACGATATAAGAGGTAATAAGAAAAATAGTAGATCTTATTTTAAAGATGATTTATACTTTTGCAGCTTAGATCAAATTTATTTATATAAAAGAGCAAATAAATGGAAAGCATTTGGAGACAGATGTTTTATTAAACCTATTAAGAATACGGACCATTTAAAGCCAGATAAAGAGCAAAAGCTTATTGGTATACTAAAATACGGAAATGACTCCTTAAAAGCTCTTAAAATAAACGAGGGAGACCTTGTTGGTTATACTCCTTATGGGGAATTTGACTTTGTCATTGACGGGCAAAGACTTTATTGTATGAAATCTAATGATATTGTAATTAAATATGAATATAAAGGAAACGAAGCAGAATATAATCCGAGCTGGGCAGAGAGCAGTTGAGGAGTTGATAAAAGTTGCTGAAGAAAAAATTATAGACAGCGGTGATGATATATCTGCCGATAGATTAAAAAATGCTGCTGCTACAAAAAGATTAGCCATCTTTGATGCCTTTGAGATTCTAAATAGAATACAAGAGGAAGAAAAAATGTTAGAAGAGGAGGAAAAAGAATCAACGGCTCCAAAATTTAAAGGTTTTGCAGAAGGGAGGTCTAGGTGATGTACGAACAAACACTTTATAAGATATTACCAAACCATATAAAGCCATCAGTTATTAAACAACAAAACCGTTATAACAAATGGAAGTATGGCTATAACAAGGACTATGATGTTGTTGTTATTAGCAAAACAGGTAAAATTGGAGAAATATACGAGATACAGAATTTAAAGATAGCCTTACCGTTAATTGAGAATTCATTTAAGCGTAGTGCCAAAAAAGAAGAACAATATTGGGAACAATTATCAATACCAAAAGAGCTTGAAAAAATAAAAAGCGTATTTGACTGGAATAAATACCCTGATAGCTTCAAAGAAAGATGGTATGATTATGTTGACAATGAATTCAAAAAAAGAGAAGAAGGGTTCTCATTTTACAACAATGGCATACCAACTTATATAACAGGCACACATTATATGTACCTACAATGGAGCAAAATAGATGTTGGAGCACCGGACTTTAGAGAATCAAATAGATTATTTTTTATATTTTGGGAGGCTTGTAAAGCTGACCAAAGATGTTATGGAATGTGTTATTTAAAGAATAGACGTTCTGGATTCTCTTTTATGTCTTCATCAGAACTGGTTAATCAAGCAACTATATCTAGTGACGCACGATTTGGTATTTTATCAAAATCAGGGGCTGACGCCAAAACAATGTTTACCGACAAAGTTGTTCCTATTTCACTTAACTATCCTTTTTTCTTTAAACCAATACAAGATGGTATGGACAGGCCTAAAACAGAACTTGCTTATAGGGTTCCTGCATCAAAGTTCACAAGAAAAAAATTAGAGAGTCAAGAAAATATTGAAGAATTAGAGGGGCTTGATACAACAATAGATTGGAAAAATACGGGTGATAACTCCTATGATGGTGAAAAATTAAGATTACTTGTACATGATGAAAGCGGGAAATGGCTAAAGCCAGATAACATATTAAATAACTGGAGAGTTACAAAAACTTGTTTGAGGTTAGGTAGTCGGATTATAGGGAAGTGTATGATGGGATCAACATCAAATGCTTTAGATAAAGGAGGTGATAATTTTAAAAAGCTATATTATGCTTCAGACGTCACGAAAAGAAACCGCAACGGACAGACTAATTCAGGATTATATAGTTTGTTCATACCTATGGAATGGTCCTACGAAGGATTCATTGATACTTATGGCATACCTGTATTCGATACTCCAAAAACCCCAGTCAAAGGAATCGACGGGAATGAAATAGATTATGGAGTTATTGAGCACTGGCAAAATGAGGTTGACGGTTTAAAATCAGATCCCGATGCACTTAACGAATATTACCGCCAATTCCCAAGAACAGAACAGCACGCATTTAGAGATGAAACAAAACAATCTTTATTTAATCTTACAAAGATATACGAGCAGATAGATTATAATAATGATTTAAGAAATACAAACATATTAACTCGTGGAAACTTTCAATGGGAAAACGGGATACAAGATACTAAGGTTATATTTTATCCAAATAAAGATGGGCGATTTTTAGTGTCATGGATTCCTCCCTACCATTTGCAAAATAATATAATATTAAAGAATGGTATGAAATATCCTGGTAATGAACATATAGGTGCATTTGGGTGTGACCCGTATGATATATCGGGCACAACGGATGGAAGAGGTTCAAAAGCTTCATTGCACGGATTAACAAAATTTTCAATGGAAGATGCCCCGTCAAATACATTTTTTTTGCAATATATATCAAGGCCACAAACTGCTGAAATATTTTTTGAAGACGTATTAATGGCTTGTGTATTTTATGGGATGCCAATATTGGCAGAGAATAATAAACCTAGATTATTATATTATTTTAAAAGAAGAGGCTATAGAGGGTTTTCTATGAATAGACCAGATAGAGTCTTTAATAAATTGTCTGTTACAGAAAGAGAAATTGGGGGAATACCAAATTCATCACAAGATGTTATACAGGCACACGCGGCAGCTATAGAAACATATATAGAGGATCACGTTGGTTTGCTTGATACCGGTTACGGTACAATGTACTTCCAAGAAACCCTAGAAGACTGGGCTAGATTTGATCTAAATAGAAGAACGAGTCATGATGCTTCTATCAGCTCGGGCTTAGCGATAATGGCATGTAATAAAAATAAATATACACCTATTCAAAAAAGAGAAATAATGACGGTACCTTTAGGATTTAAAAAATATAATAACGAAGGGACTACATCAAAAATTATTAAGTAAATGAATATATATACAAATCCAAATAGCGCTTTCCCTAGTCAGGTTGTAGATGATGCTACTAAGGCTTCCGAAGAATATGGATTACAAGTATCGCGGGCTATTGAACAAGAGTGGTTTAATCAAGGCAGAACAAGTGGCAATAGGTATTTAACGCATTGGAATAATTTTAATAGATTAAGATTATACGCTAGAGGAGAACAACCAATACAAAAATATAAAGATGAATTATCCATAAATGGCGATTTATCTTATTTAAACTTAGATTGGACTCCTGTGCCAATATTATCAAAATTTGTTGATATAGTTGCTAATGGTATTTCTCAAAAAACTTATGACGTAAAAGCCTTTGCGCAAGATCCAGATTCATTAAAGAAAAGGGTAGAATACGCTTCCGCAATAAAATTTGATATGTTTGCCCAGTCCGATATACAGGACACTTTGGAAATAACGGGTGTTAATATATCCAAATCAAATATTGCCCCTATTGATTTACCTGCTACATTAGACGAGTTAGAATTACACATGCAACTCTCCTACAAACAAGCAATTGAAATTGCTGAGGAAGAGGCTATAAATACTGTTTTAAAAACTAATAAGTATGATCTTACTAGAAAAAGACTTAATTACGATTTAACAACTATTGGGATTGCCGCAACAAAGACGTCGTTTAATAAGGCTGAGGGAATTGTGGTTGATTACGTTGACCCAGCTTATTTGGTTTATTCATATACAGAAGATCCTAACTTTGAGGATATATATTATGCTGGAGAAGTTAAAGCTATAACAATACCAGAATTGAAAAAACAATTTCCACATATATCAGAAGAGGAATTGCTTAGAATTCAAAAAATGCCTGGCAATAGACAATATATACAGGGATGGGGTAATTACGATGAAAATACTGTTCAAGTAATGTATTTTGAATATAAAACATACATGAATCAAGTATTTAAAATAAAGCAAAGTGATACTGGTTTAGAAAAAGTAATTCAAAAAACAGACTCTTTTAATCCCCCTCCAAATGATAACTTTGAAAGAGTATCGAGAACCATAGAAGTATTATATACAGGAGCTAAAATTATTGGCACGGATATGATGCTGGAATGGAAATTGTCTAATGACATGACTAGACCCTACGCGGATACTACTAGAGTTAAAATGAATTATAATATTGTGGCTCCTAGAATGTATAAGGGTAAGATTGATTCTATCGTATCTAAATGTATTTCATTTGCGGATATGATACAATTAACTCATCTTAAATTACAACAAGTAATGGCTAAGGTTGTACCTGATGGGGTTTTCTTAGATGTTGATGGATTAATGGAGGTTGATTTAG